TTACGGGGTTGCAGAAATCGCCGTTTTTCCATCGTATTCTGCAAGGTAAGAGCCGTAATGTCTGAACAGCATTTCCGGTCCTTTATGCCCCATCTGACCAGCAAGCCAGAACAGGTTAACACCCTGGCTAATGTGCCGAGTGGCGAACGTGTGGCGTGTCTGGTACGGATTGCGATAGCGTACTCCAGCCTTTTTAAGGGTCGGTACCCAGGCTTTTTTGCGGATCGCATCTGCGTTTGCCCAAGGAGCGCGAGTTTTCGGATCGCTGAATATGAAGTCGCTTTTTAGCGCCGTGTAGGGCTTTTGTGCCTGAAGAGCTGCCAGTGCTTCGTTGTTCAGTTGTACTTTGCGAGTGCCGGCTTTTGTTTTGGTGCTTTTGATTACCCCGACTACGCTTGCAGTCTGGACATGTGCAGTGTTGCCGATAAAGTCTATATCCGTCCAGCGCAACGCGCACAATTCTGAGCTGCGCAGTCCTGTATTAAAGGCAAAGCGAAACAGATTTCGCCATTCCGGGTAATGACAGGCGTCATAGATTGCTGCCGTCTCCGCTGGTGTAAAAGGATCGACCTCGTAATCATCACTGCCTGGTGTGTTGTCCAATACGTGATACCGGCTGGCGCTGACCAGCGTGACAGGATTTATTGTTAACAAACCATCGGTCACCGCTTCATCTATGGCGCTGCGCAGGAATGAAAGATTATTGCGGATAGTTTTCAGTTTTGTTTTTCTGCTGGCGATCCAGTTTTTTAGTACTGCAGGTGTCAGTTCTGATACATGAAATTTATGCAATGCTGACAGCGCCGACAGGCATTTTTCATAACCTCTAATTGTCGATGGTGACAGGTTACGGTTCTGGCAGATAATCAGGTATTCATCCAGGTAAGATTTTATATTTTTGTTTTTTTTCACTCCCCCGAACAACTCCAGCTTTTGGGAGTTGGGGAAGTATTTTGCATATTCGAAGGTACCATCGATAATCTGATTTTTTATTTCTCCCAGCAGACGCTCGGCGTACTTCACGCCGCGCGCATTTACTTCCATTCTGGAGAGGGGTTCCCGACACAGAACCCCTTTATATGTAAAAGTGATAACCAGGGTGCTGCCAGTTTTATGCTGGCGAATAGTTACTCCTCTAGGGAGAGATAATGATCCTTGTTCTTTCTTGCCCATTTTGAAATCTCCATTAAGTCGACCCAACGTTCTTTAACTCCGTCGACTTTTAATACATGAATCCCTTCTTTCCAGATTCCTCTTTGTATCCGTTTGTTAACGGCATCAACCGTTTCTCCCGCGTCGCGGCAGTAGGTTGATATAGGCACGCAATCCAGTCCCATACATCACCTCACACAACATTCAGCCCACGGCAGTGGCACCACACTTCAAACATTCGTCTCACAATTTCGCGACAGTAGAAACCGTCAACATCTCGCGTCAGGTCATAGCGATTGCCGTAACGCTGGCGTACCCATAGCTCAAACGCTTTATTCATTCTTTACTTCCTTTTCATGGCACGTAATTTTTTCAGATGAGCTTCCTGTTCTGTTTCTGCCAGAATTTGTCGGTATTCCTGGTGATCGATCCGTTCAAACGATTCATTAAAATCGTTCATTTTTACCGATTGTGTTTGCCCGTCCATTCTTCTGTACAACACGGTGTTGTTTATGCAGCGAACAATTTTTACCGGGTAACCGGCACTGTCGGTATACAGTTGTCCTTGATTAATCAGAGCGAACATTTTTTCTCCTGCTCTCTGAATAGTGAGAACTTCAGAGTCGTATGTTTGTAGCGGGTTCAATACTGATAATTTCTGCTGAGACAAGCATCCCGGCAAGCCAGAGCTCTCCGGACAGGTCTTCATCCTGGCATATCAGTTCGCCAATATTAATGGTGGCCATGATATCCGTTTCCCCAGTACGCTTATCCCTGACTTCTTCATAAGGTAGCGTTGCGTACAGGCTTTCAATAGCGCAACTGATAACATCCAGTCCGGTCAGATTGCCGCCGACAGTAACTTCGAATGTTTCGCGGTATTCCCATAGTCCGAAAGTTAATCGAACGGTTTGTTTTGCCATGCGTCCGCACGACGTCAGATTCGGGTCATAGTTCATTATTTGCGGTTGAGTATTCTGGGTGTTCATCTGCATTTCCCTTAGCCCGGCGGCCTGCCGGGCATATAAGTTATTTAATCTGGATAAATGGTGTATTGGCACCACTGGTCATGTATTGCGGCAGTGTACCGTTCCACTTGTTGATGGCTTCCAGCTCCATGACGCCTGGGTTCTGGCGCAGAGCTTCGCCGCGTAAACGAATGGCATCGGCTTCTGCCTGGGCTTTTGTTCGAATGGCATCAGCCTGTCCGGCAGCTTCCGCACGTAGCATGTTGGCCTCCGCTTCACGTTGCTTGACTTCCTGTTCGCGCTGCAGGGTTTTCTGGTTTGCCGTGACTTTGGCGTTAATGCTGTCGATAACGGTTGGAGGGTATTCCGGTTTACCTACATAAGAGAGGCTCATTACCTGAATGCCGATGGGTGTCATCTCTTCCTGAATGTCTTTAAGTGCGGCATCCAGTAGTTCAGACTTGCCGCCGTCGATAAATTTGTCAGTGGTCATTTTGCTGGCCAGCCGATTGAGTGCGTCGGCAATTTTCTGGCGCAGGTCAGTGTCGGTAATGTCATCCACGCCTTTGCGGTAGGTCTGAAACACCGTGGTAACTTTGGATGGATCAACTTTGTAGGCCACACCGATGTGATAGCCGATGGTTGTACCGTCACTCATCTGGAAACTGAACGGTTCATCGTAGGTCTTCATTTGTTTGAAGGTGGGGAAGATATAAACTTCAGTATTCCAGCCAGTCCAGTAGCGACCAACACCGACCACCTCACCGACGCCTTTGTCGTCGCCCAGTTTATTTACCTTGATGCCAACATTACCTGGTTCAACGCGATCGCAACCGACAAGGCCAATAGTCGGCAGAACAATGGCTAAAGCAAAAATAATTTTTTTCATCTTTTATCCTTAGTGAAAGAAAGACCCTTGTAAATGGCATAAATGCAGGGCGGGGTCAGAAACGCCAGTGCAAAGCCAGAAATAACTGCTATCGTATCCTTCATGGATATAAGGAACGGAACGAATAATCCGTAAATGCATGCGATAATTGCCAGTAAAATTACTATTGTGAAATACAGTCTCATTGGTCTGTGGTATCCCGATATTTTTAACCGACTGACAGCGCAATAAAGAGAATAATGATTTCTGTTAGTGTAAGCACTGTGGCAAGGATTAAAATCAGTTTTACTCTGTTTAATTCACGGTTGCTTTTCATATAAACGGTTAGTAAAAAATGGAAGAATTATAGTCTTCTTAATATTTAATGTGTCACTGGCGCTTCTGGCATACCATGAGTATTCAGGTCGTTAATCATTTCATCCAGAAGGAGTTCAAGCCCTTCGCGCCCCATAGCAGAGAGAATGAAACCATTATCAGGATCTGCGATGAGCATTTTTTGATAGAGAAACAGAACTCTCCCCATGCCTTCAGCTTCGCCATATTTTTCAATAAATCCCCATTCAACATGGTTTTGCAGGGCAATGCGAAGTGGCCCCGGGTATATACTTATACAACCATGCTTTCCCTTATAAATAACTGCGTGATCTGTGGTTCCGTTATCGTTAGGGATATCAATGGTGCCGTTCTTGTTTTCCTCTTCACTGATAAACGTTGCCACATACAGCCAGCGCCATTGAGCAACCTTCATATCGACTGAAAATCTTCCCAGGAATCCGGCATCATCGGCTTCAGCAATACATTGCATGATTCTTAAGCCGTGCCAGTATGGATTGTCGTATTCACCATCATTAAGTCGCTGTACGGCATCAACATAATCAATGGTTGTATTGTCAATTTTTATGCCATGAGCTGTCGCTTCTGGTTTGAATTCAAAATTGTTCATAATGTTTGTTCCTTTGCTGGTGGAATAATCGTGTAACCCGCTCTTTTTGCCATCCACAGAAATGTATCCATGCAACCAACGAATTCATTATCCAACAGATGTTTTGAGTAAATTACTTTCCCATTTTCAATGGTTAGCAACACTCTTACTTTTTCGTGTATTACCCCCCCCTGCTCAGGCTCATTCTGCATTTTATTTCGTGCTGATGTCTCCATTATTTTATCTCCCATAAGCCTTGCGCAAATACAGGTTGGCTATATGAAGATAAGAATCTCCATGTTGTGCAATGAGGCAGGCAGTTTTATACGATGCCTTATGTTTCAGGAAGGTCATAACATAATCTCCTGCGAATAAATGTTGCAACAATCCCCGGCGATAAAACCGTAATAAACATTCAGGGAATATTTATTGTTATTGCGCTAATTCTTTTTCGGCAGCAGCTTTTGCATATTCACATGCAAAATTCAGAATTTCGCTGCCAAGTGTTTTTGTTTCATGATTACTGGACATATGTAATACCTGTGTTGCATGCAATAAATGATAAACATTTACCGCAAATGAATCAGGCTCCAGACAAATGCCTTCATAATCATCTTGTTGTGAGGTTGTTTCTGTCATTGCTCCTGAAGTGCATGCGAGCCTGTTTTTGACAATTCTCTTTCCTCTAATCACTATATCGGCTACATCTATTGCCTTTACAACCTCCGGGAGAAATTCCTGGTTTGCATAATCAAAGTCATCAACATGGAGAACAGTTATGTTTTCGAGCTTTTTCATGGCTTCCTCAGCTGACTTATATGTTCTGCTATATAGCGAGTCTCAGAAGTGTTTTCATATTGAGACTGTTTCCGCAATGGTTGAGAGAAATGTCCGTATGTATCTTGATGGCAGAAGTGGCGATTATGTCACTCTGGCTTTCGGCTCCTCAGTTGAAGAACTTCGTGAAATTCGCTCTCAGCTTATAGAGAAGCGCGGCGATATTATTGCCCCATGGTATCTGATGAAGCCCGGGCAATAGGCCCACCAGTTAACAGCCACATCGGATCGCAACCAAGAACATTTGCCAGCGGGATAAGCATACTGATGGTTGGTTCATACTTTCCGCTTTCCCACTGGATGATGATTTCTTCATCGAGATCGAGCAGACTGGCGAGTTCGGCTGTTGTTAAGCCGCAGGCTTCGCGTTGGGTGCGTATGCGATTTTGTGAATTAATAGCTAAATTTTGTTTGCATGAATGCGCCGCCGTGAGGCTATATTTTTGAGTTACAGCGAGGATGGAGCTGGCAAGCTCCATTAACTCAGGGTTATTGCTGCTATACAGTAGACCACTAGCCCCTACTAAAAGCTGAATATTTTCAAGAGCATCTTGCTTATTTGTTGGTAACCCCATATACGATGACATTTTCCTCATCCTCTGTGATTGTTTTGGTGAGTTCGATATTTATGTCATGATAATAGGTTATCCTATTTGCGACGTCAATCGGTTTATCGATTTTTTTTCAAAAAAAAGCCCACTCGTGGAGTGGGCGGGGATGTTAAAAATTATCGCTTATGCGAAACGGTGTAGCGTCATAGGCCAACTAACGATTACTTTTCCGTCAATGTGAAGTTGCTCGAAGTCAGCTTGTTCGATAGCCCAATCCTTGTAAGCCGGATTGTCTGAGATTACTGTCAGAGTGTCTTTGACTCGTTGAAGTCTTTTGATGTGCGACGTTCCAGAGTATGTAAAGGCGTATATACCATCGCCATTAAATGTGTGAACCGATATATCTACAAACACCAGGTCTTCAGGGTTTATTGTATCTTTCATACTGTCGCCGTGGGCGTTTATTGCTTTGATTGTTGATGCCGGCCTGCCACCAAAAATTCTTGATGCATATCCTGGTTCTATCGCTATAGATCTAACAATATCAGGAAAATCAGAATTATAGCTACCGGGACCACAACTGTATCTGATGTCTAAAACATCCACGACATATGAATTACTAATGCATCCTTCAGAAATGTTGTGTACATGGTGAGAGTCTGTTGAGGTTTTGATTTCCATTGGACCTACGCCTGATGCAAGCCATTCCGGGTTAACGCCCAAAGCTTTTGCTATTTCCACTGTTTTCCTTGAGCCGTTGGCTTTGTTAAGTAGTTGATTGACGCTTGACTGAGCCATTCCAACTTCTTTCGCCAGTCTTCCTTGGGAATACCCGGCATTGCGCATTGCCATATTGAGTCTTTCAGAAAATGTCATCTTAGTCCTCCTTCTGTGTCTCTCTTAGTCTATAGGCATTCCGATAGATATTCTAGCTTTACCGTTGATAATCGCATAGACTGTTGATATGCTATCGGTAATAGGAGATGCGATTATGAAACATAAAGCCGTAGAGAAAGCAATTGAGATTCTTGGGAGCCAACAAGCCTTGGCTAAGCGATGCGGAAAGGCTCAGTCAATTGTCTGTGATTGGTTGAACTGTAAGAATAAGATTTCACCCGAATTTGTGCCTTTATTAGTTGCTGCTGTCGACGGAAAGATCCTGGCCTATGAGTTCCGGCCTGATCTACCGGAACTTTTCCCACATCCAAGCTTAGCGCACACGGAAGATGGGCAGAGTGATTCATCAGAAATGTCCACGCGATGAACGGTTACTGAACGAAAAAAGAAAAGCCGGGCCGCACTCCGTCAGCCCGACTTATTCTGATTAGTAAGGGGATTTCATGATGATCAATAAACAAAAATTAGTCAACCCTGAAAACTTGCCAGTTATTGAGTGGCAGGGAGTACGTGTAGTTACCACCGAAACGTTGGCGGCGGGATATGGAACAACGCCAATCCGTATACAACAGAACTACATTCGAAACGAAGATCGTTTCGTTGAGGGTAAACACTTTTTCAAAATCAGCGGTGATGAGCTGAAATCTTTCCGACTATCTTTTAGCGAGTCGGTTAATAAACATACAACATCACTTGTCCTCTGGACAGAACGCGGCGCTGCCCGCATGTCAAAAATCGTCGATACAGACGAGGCCTGGTCGTTCTTCGAAAAAATGGAGCAGGCGTATTTTCGTAAAGCAACGCCTTCTTCAAACACTATTCCAGACTTTGACGATCCGATCGCTGCTGCTGAAGCGTGGATTGAAGCCAAAAAATCCGAACGCCTTGCTCTCGGGTATGCAGAGCGTCAGGCTCGCTACATCAGCAAACTCGAAAGCCATCTCGCCGATGGCATCACTCCTGTGCAGTTCTGCAAACAACTCAACGGTGTAAACACTCGTCAGATTAATGCGTTCCTTGAAGAGCGTAACTGGCTGTATGACGACCGTCCGGAGGCTATGTATCCGCGCTGGCGTGTAAAAGCGTATGCACGTGACCAATACCTGACTGAGCGTTCTGGGCAGGTTGAGCAGGAAAACGGGGAAATGCGCGAGATTTTCAAACCACTCCTGAAGAAAAAAGGTGCCGCCTGGTTATATCGCCATTATCTGAACGGTGAACTACCGATGAAGAAAACATGGGATGGGCTGTTTACCCATAACACTGAGCTCGCGAATCTTTTACAGGAGAACAAATAATGCAAACCAAGACGTGTGTAACTGGTGATGTCGATCTGAAACCTTGCCCGTTCTGCGGAAATCCGGAAGTACAACTCATTGAGGTGAAATATTTTCTGGATGGCGATGATGGTTATTACGTCGCATGTACTTGCTGTAACGCAAACCAGATCCCTGATTCGAAAGAACGTGCTGTTCATGACTGGAATCAGCGCGAAAACGCGGATTGACGGCGAGTAGGTACAAAATGATCCGCAACCAACATATTGATTCTGCAATTTCGGGACGTTACACTGTTCCGGCACCTTATAAAGCGGGTGCCGGGATTGGAACCCCGGAATTGCATACGGCGATATACGACGCGCCAGCGTCTTTTTTATCGTCCGCGCTCACGCACGCCAGAATTATGGTGGGCTGGGCAGGGGAGCCGAAAGGCTCGCCGGTTTCCGTATGCGCCGGTAGTTCCAACCCTGTTCAGTTCACCACCAGTGAGATTGGAACCTCCGGTGGTGGAAGTTATCCATTGCATACGGAGGCTGCCATCATGGCTACTGTCCCAACTTCCCCATTCCTCAAAATTGAGATTATTAACGGTAAGGCCGTTATTTTCTCCCTGCATGTAGCCTGCCATTTCAAGCGCATGCACCAGAACATCGTCGACAAAATCGAGTATCTGAACTGCTCACGCGAATTTTTTACCCGCAATTTCATACCGGGTACTTATCACATCTATGGTGACTCCCTGCGTGGTTATTACATCACCCTTGATGGGCTGATGATGCTTCAGCTTGGGTTAAGTCTGCGCACAATGCGGTACTACGAGAGCTGTATTGATGCATTCCATGAAGCTGAAACCGTCCAGGTACATTCCGCTTTCCGTCGTCATCAACGGGAGGTGCACCTATGATCCGCTACCTGAATATTGATTCTGCACTTTTGGAACGTTACACTGTCTCTGCACCTTATAAAGCGGGTGCCGGGGGTCGCAGCCCGGAATTGCATACGGCGATATATGACGCGCCAGCGTCTTTTTTATCGTCCGCGCTCACGCACGCCAGAATTATGGTGGGCTGGGCAGGGGAGCCGAAAGGCTCGCCGGTTTCCGTATGCGCCGGTACTGCGAACCCTGTTCAGTTCACCACCCATGAGTTTCGCAGCTCCGGTGGTGGAAGTTATCCATTGCATACGGAGGCTGCCATCATGGCTACTGTCCCAACTTCCCCATTCCTCAAAATCGAAGTCGTCAACGGCAAGGCCGTTATTTTCTCTCTGCATGTTGCCTGTCATTTCAAGCGCATGCACCAGAACATCGTCGACAAAATCGAGTACCTGAACTGCTCGCGCGAATTTTTCACCCGCAATTTCATACCGGGTACTTATCACATCTATGGTGACTCTTTGCGAGGTTATTACATCACCCTTGATGGTCTGATGATGCTTCAGCTTGGGTTAAGTCTGCGCACAATGCGGTACTACGAGAGCTGCATTGAAGCATTCCGTGAAGCTGAAACCCACCTGAATCACTCCACTTTCTGTCGTAATCAATGGGAGGTGCGCCATGCGCAATAACACTCGTCCGGATACAACCGTTGCAGTTATCAGGACACTGATGGATGCGTTGATTGAGATTTCTGTGATTGCAGATATGGCGCATAAACACGCCACCAGTGAAACAGAATATGCCGGTGCTTTTGTTCCTCATTCACTGGCTGTCATGCAAATTAGCGCCGACCAGGCGCTGGAAACAGCCAGCAAAATGCTCATGGCTGATGTGCGGGAGGTGTACCCATGATTCGCCGCATCGTTAATTCCCTGTATCACCGATACAACCGTTGCCCCCGTGTGGGGCAGTGGTTCGCCACCAGCAACGGTCACGTTCTGCGGGTTTGTCTGGTCAGCACCGAAAACCAGAAAGTTGTGTGTGAATTACTGGGGCGTAACTACACCATTAGCTACCCACTGGCGGTGTTTCAGTCCGGAAAAATGTTTAAACGCCTGGGAGGTGCCGTGTGAACTGTTTTCAGTTTGTATGCGGAAGTGTTTTCGATAATCCGATTCAGCGCCTGATTATGTTGCGTGTTTTGATGTCGGGTTCTTCAGACGGTGAAGGTGAGAGGGTTATTGATCACCAGGTCCTTGCCGATTTTTGTTGCTGTTCAAAACAGGCAATGTTCAGAGAAACCCTGGCCCTGGAAAGGGCGGGGTATCTGCGTATCCGAAAAATTGCAACGCTCACTATTGATGCAAAAGCCCGGTTCCAGCCTGCCCGGGGTTACACCATTGTTATGCCGCGTAAGGAGGCTGTATGAGTCGTTACGCCCCCACACCGGAAGTTATAGCTATTGGTCAAATTAATATTTCCGGCAATGTCACACCAGCGAACTGGTGGAAACATATTCGGCTACCCAGTGGTCGTCCGGATGCGACCGCTATCGCCCTGCTCTCAGAGATCGTTTATTGGTACCGCCCGACAGAAGTCCGGGATGAGCATACCGGGGCTTTACTGGGATATCGCAAGCGTTTTCAGGGTGACAAGCTGCAAAGAAGCTATCAGGCGTTTGCTGAGCAGTTTGGTTTTGGGAAAAGGGAAACCGCAGATGCGCTGAAGCGTCTTCGCGATGCCGGGTTTATTACTCTGGATTTACGCACGGTGGAAATGCTAGACGGGGTGAAATGCAGCAATATTTTGTTTGTCGGGATCAACCCACAGGCAATTGCTGCCATCACCACACCTTCTTCTGTTTCGTCAGAAAGCAACAGCAATAACACAGTCAGCGACACAGCTATTACGTTAAAACGGAACACCCCCCAACGTCATAACGGAACAGGGGATACGCCGAATGTTGATACAAATACAGAGATTACTACAGAGATTACAACGGAGACTAAAAACACTATTGGCGCATCCGCTGACGCGTCTGCACCAGCGCGTTCTGCCCGACAGGAATATTCACCAGAATTTGAACAGGCCTGGCAGGAATATCCCAAACGTGCTGGTGGTAATTCCAAGTCGGCAGCCTTCAAAGCCTGGAAAGCCCGAATCAGGGAAGGTGTGACACCCGAAACCATGCTTGATGGCGTGAGGCGTTATGCCGCCTGGGTACGTGTCACAGGAAATACCGGCACACAGTTCGTGAAGCAGGCTGCGACGTTCTTTGGACCCGATCGTCACTTCGAAGATTTCTGGCAACAGCCAGCCGCTCCCGGAGGTGGGCGACAGCGACAGATAGATATCCTGTCTGGTCTTGGTGCCATGTCTGACGAATTCGGTAAATCCAGTGACAACTTAACATTCTGAGGTGACAGCGATGATGACGTTTAACCTGCGTGAACAACAAACAAGACTACAGGCGCGGATGGATGAGTTACGGTCTGAGATGGCGTTTGCGGAGACTGGGGAAAAACCGTGGCCTTATCGTTCCTGCCGGATGCGTGAAGGTCGCGGATATTGCGAAAAACATGGCGAATATCACACGCATATTCTGGTGTGGGGGGATCGTAATGGCGAGGACAGAGAGAAAATTTCACACTGCCCTCACTGCCTGAGTGCTGAAATCAACGATGTGATTATGGAGTTGTCGTCCCTGAAGGCGGAAGAACTGACTGATAACGCCGGAATTGCACTGCGTTTTCGTGACTGTGAGTTTGAAAACTATCAGGAGATTAATCCTGACGCAGCCAGAAATCTTGCTGCCTGTCGTCGCTATGCCGAAAACTGGGCGGATGTTCTGGAGAACGGCACAAATCTCGTGCTGACTGGCAGTTGTGGCACCGGGAAAAATCACCTGGCGGTTGCGATGGCAAAATATGTCATCCGCAACTATCTCGCCAGTGTTGAGATCACCGACGTGATGCGCCTGACCCGGGCTGTGAAAAACTGCTGGCGGAATGACAGCGAAAAAACTGCGGATGAGGTGATTGAGCATTATGCATCACTGGATCTGCTGATTATCGACGAAGTGGGTGTCCAGTTTGGTAGCGCGGCGGAAATGGCCATTCTTCAGGAAATTATCAATGCCCGGTACGAAAGCATTCTGCCAACCATCCTGATCAGCAATCTTTCACCGAAGGCGTTGTGGGCATACATCAGTCCACGTATTGCTGACAGGGTTACGGATGGTGGCCGTAACCTGTTGTCCTTTAACTGGCCCAGCTACCGTGCACATGCCGGAGGTGTGGCAGCATGATCAGCCAGAAAAGCCCGGTCTGGCGTAACGATGATCTGGAAGGTGCTGTTATTGGCGCATTCTTTTTGCGTGGGGCAGATCCGGAAGTGATGGATATTCTGGTCACACTACCGGCGGACGTTTTTTCTGTACGACCGTACCGGGATATCTACACAGGCATCTGCAGACAGGCCCGTGTGTCCGGCGTGATTGATCCTGTGCTGTTGTGCAATGAGATGCCGGAACTTGCCCCGGTGATTACTGATACCGGGCGTAAAACCTGGGTGAAGTCATCTCTGGAACACTATGTTGCAGCACTGCGACGCAATGCCGCACTGCGTGATGCAGAAAAAACACTGGCCGAAGCATTGCAGAAATTACGCGATGCGCATACCTGTGAAGCAGCTGAAGATGCCCTGAAGGATGCGCAAAACATGATGGCCTCATTGTCGACGGAAAAGGGCATTATTCAGCCGGTACATATTGATGATGTGCTTCCGGAGGTGGTTGACCGTGTTGAATGCCGGAATCAGGGGCTGGAGAAATCCAGGACGTTGATGACCGGTATTGATGAACTGGATGCAAAAACAGGCGGCATGGAGCCAGGAGACCTGATATTCATCGCGGCGCGCCCTTCGATGGGGAAAACAGAACTGGCGCTGGATATCATCGACAAGGTGACTGAGCAGGGGCATGGTGTTCTTCTGTTCACAATGGAAATGGCGAACATCCAGATTGGTGAGCGCATGGTATCTGCGGCTGGAGGAATGCCGGTATCACGTCTGAAATCTGTCGCTCACTTTGAAGACGAAGACTGGGCGCGTTTCTCACAAGGGGTGGGGCGGATGACCGGGCGCAATATCTGGATGGTGGACCAGGCGAACCTGACCATTGACGAGATATGCGTAACAACGAAACACCATTTGATTAAACATCCGGAAACGGCACTGGTGGTGGTTGATTATCTCGGGCTGATAAAAACCCGAACCACGGGGCGTCATGACCTTGCCGTGGGTGAAATCTCAAAGGGGCTTAAAGGCCTGGCAAAATCCGGTGGTTTTCCGTTGATTGCGCTGAGTCAGCTCTCCCGCGGTGTGGAGTCCAGACCAAATAAACGTCCCATGAACTCAGACCTGAAAAATTCCGGAGAAATAGAGGCGGATGCAGACATCATTCTGATGCTTTACAGGGATGAAGTGTACAACCCGGATACGCAGGCCAGAGGCATTGCAGAAATCAATATCACGAAACAACGTAACGGTTCTCTGGGGACGATTTACCGGCGTTTTTATAACGGACATTTTCTGCCCGTAGACCAGGAAAGCGCACAGATTCTTTCCACCCCAATGCAGCAGCCCCAGCCGCGTAGATACAGCAATAAAAGAACTGACAGCAGAAGATGGAGCGTTTCTTTTGAACAACCAGATAATGACTTTTACCCCTGAACAATTACGTAAACAGGCACAGGAAATGTTGCGACAGGCGGAACAACTGGAAAAAACAGGTGTAACAAAAGATGCCATTCGTCGGGATATGGTGCCAGCGCTCAGGGAACTGATGCAGGCGAAACACCGCGCACAAAAAGCAGTGGATGAACTGGTGGATTGTGTGGCAGAGCTGGAAACCAAAGTTGGAAAGTTTGAAAAACTGGTGCAGGAGGTACTGCGCTGATGCGTGATATTCAGATGGTTCTTGAGCGTTGGGGAGCGTGGGCGGCTAATAATCATGAAGATGTGACCTGGTCGTCCGTTGCCGCCGGTTTTAAGGGATTAATTCCTTCAAAAGTAAGATCTCGTCCGCAATGCTGTGACGATGACGCGATGATCATTTGTGGATGTATGGCCTGTCTGAAAAAGAGCAACAATGGCTTACATGATTTGCTGGTGGATTATTATGTTGGTGGGATGACGTTTATGATGCTGGCGCGGAAGCATAATTGCTCTGATGGGTATATCGGGAAAAGGTTACAGAAAGCAGAGGGAATAATCGAAGGTATGTTAATGGCATTAGACATTTGCTTAGAGATGGATATTGATGTTACTAAGCTTAATTAATACGATTATTTTTTAATAAAAAATGGGGCGTAAAAACACCCCCAAGATAAAGGGTAATATATAACAGAAAGTTTAGATAGTAAGAAGCAGGGCTCTAATGCTTCTTAAAGAAGTGGCTTGAGGGAGCCACTTATATGCTGAGAAGATAAAACCTTCTCAGCATATCCTTTATTAACCAGATTAGAACTGGTATACCATACCTACAGCAACGATATCGTCAGTGTTTACACCAAGAGCTTTAGTAAAGTCATTTTTGTCAAGCAGGTTGATTTTGTAATCAACGAAGGTAGACATATTTTTGTTGAAATAATAAGTTGCGCCAACATCAACATATTTGACTAAATCTTGGTCACCAAAAATGCCAAGATCTTTACCTTTTGATTGCAGATAAGCAACAGACGGACGCAGACCGAAATCGAACTGATATTGTGCAACAGCTTCGAAGTTTTGTGCTTTATTAGCCACAAAGTAATCTGCGAATTTAGTCATATTCTGGGTTTCTGAATAGGTTGTTGCCAGATAAACGTTGTTTGCGTCGTATTTCAGACCTGCAGCCCAGACTTCTGCATTTTCGCCGGAAGCAAATACTCCTGGGAGAAGTTTACCCAATTTGACTTGAGTGTCGGTACGATCAGATTTCGCATACGTTGCACCAATGCCGAAACCTTCGTATTCATAGGTCGCAGAGAAACCAAAACCATCGCCATTGCCTTTGGTGTAGTTATCTAAGCTACTACGATCATGATTATTCTTACCCTGGTACTGTGCAGCAAAATTCAGACCATCAACCAGACCAAAGAAGTCGTTGTTACGATAAGTTGCAACACCAGTGGTGCGACCAGTCATGAATACATCTGTTTGGGTCCAGGTATCTCCACCGAATTCTGGCAGAACGTCAGTCCATGCACCGATATCGTATGCTACACCGTAGTTACGACCGTAATCGACGGAGCCGTAGTCACCGAATTTAAGCCCTGCAAATGCAAGACGGGTTTTATCTTTGGCTGCTCCCTGTTCTTCAGTACGGTTTCCTTTGAATTCATATTCCCACTGACCGAAACCAGTCAGTTGATCGTTGATCTGAGTTTCGCCTTTGAAACCCAGACGAGCATAAGTTGTGTCGCCATCATTTGCATCGTTAGAGGAGAAGTAGTGCTTAGCATTAACTTTTCCGTACAGATCCAACTTGTTGCTGTCTTTATTATAAATCTCTGCTGCCTGAGCAGACATCGCCATCAGTACTGATGCAGCCACAGCAGAAATTGCCACCGTTAATTTTTTCATCACGAACCCTTTTTTTTGAACTATTTTTAAAAAATGATGTCACTGCGCGACAAATATTCATCTAATCAATGTGGTTATTTCAAGAGGCAAGTTTAATTTAGTGATTGATAATATGATCAAGATCTCATTTATGCGCGTTGGTATAATTTGTCGATATTTTTGTGTAATGCGGAATTTAATTAATGAAATACATTATTTACTCATTTTTCATTGAAAAATAACAATGATGTATTTGATGTAATATGTGTTATTCGTATGTTTTGTTTTGTTATATGGCATTAACATTTGAGTGGCGTATTTGTGGTTTACGTACGTAAAAATTCAATTATGATGTTAAGAGTGGTTGCTTCGACTCCTTCCTTAAACCCGCCGTTTGGCGGGTTTTTTGTGCCCGAAAAACGACACGGGACGTTAAATGCGCTGGTGGTTGCGAATACCGGTCTTTCAGCTTGCTGGCTTTTTCGACAAGAGTTATTGGTATGTCACGTTAACCGGGAAAGGGAAAAAGGCATGCTAAAACAGCAGGATATGACCGAAACTGCCAGAGTGGTATTTAATGAATTAAGCGTCACCGAACCGGCGACCGTCGGGGAAATTGCGCAGAATACTTACCTTTCACGCGAACGCTGCCAGTTAATACTGACCCAGCTTGTTATGGCGGGTCTGGCAGATTATCAGTTCGGTTGTTACAGACGCCTTCCGCAGTGAAGGCTTTTTAATTTGTGGTAATGGGCGGCTGGTGGGTGTTAGCGGCACCTGCCAGCCATCTGCTCATGCGTTGGGATCACAAGCAAACCTCAGGCCCATCTGCTTTGCGCAAAAGCGGTATGAGCCTATCAGAGAAGTGCTTACTGATCTATGGCTAATACTGTAAAAATATCCAGTTGTGAGTTAATCAACGCTGATTGCCTGGAATTTATCCGGACCTTACCGGAAAACTCCGTCGATCTGATAGTCACAGACCCGCCATACTTTAAAGTGAAGCCTGAGGGCTGGGATAACCAGTGGAAGGGCGATGATGATTACCTGCAATGGCTGGACCAGTGTCTGGCGCAGTTCTGGCGGGTACTGAAGCCTGCCGGAAGTCTTTACCTGTTCTGTGGTCATCGACTGGCATCTGACACCGAACTCATGATGCGTGAACGTTTTAATGTGTTGAACCACATTATCTGGGCGAAGCCGTCCGGACGCTGGAACGGGTGCAATAAGGAAAGTTTACGGGCATATTTCCCGGCAACAGAGCGCATTCTGTTTGCTGAACATTATCAGGGGTCATACCAGCTCAAAAGTGACGGTTATGCAGCAAAAGGGCGCGAGCTTAAGCAGCACGTAATGGCCCCGCTGATTTCTTACTTCCGTGATGCGCGTGAATCACTGGGGATAACGTCAAAACAGATAGCTGAAGCCACCGGAAAGAAAAACATGGCTTCGCACTGGTTTGGTACCAGTCAGTGGCAGTTACCGAATGAGGCCGATTACAGTAAACTGCAGGCGCTGTTTGTACGTGTGGCGGCAGAAAAACACCAGCGCGGTGAACTGGAGCAGCCACACCACCAGCTGGTCAGCACATACAGTGAACTGAACCGGCAATATGCCAGCCTGCTGGAGGAATACAAATCACTGCGGCGTTATTTTTCCGTATCGGCTGTCGTTCCTTATACGGATGTCTGGACGCACAAGCCCGTGCAGTTTTATCCGGGCAAACATCCCTGTGAAAAACCGGCGGATATGTTGCGTCAGATAATTACTGCCAGCAGCCGTCCTGGCGATTTGGTCGCAGATTTTTTTATGGGGTCGGGGTCGACAATAAAAGCGGCACTGTCGCTGGGACGCAGGGCGATTGGCGTGGAACTGGAAGAGGAACGTTTTAATCAGACGGTCAGAGAAATAACGAAAGATTTTTAATTCAGTGATGATATAAGTTGTATATTTCTGATACAGATGTATACACATATTTAAAACTGAACACCAAATATATTTTTGATGTCTGAAAAACTGTCGTTAGTATTCTGACTGGTCCGGAAGGTGGTTGTCTTTATGTTCACAGGGGTGTTGCTTGCCACCGGAAAGACCAGTGCTGGCTTTCTTGGTAATTCGTGTGATTCCGGAGGCCAGCACAGTATGCGGGTATCGTATAATGGCTATTACCTCAGCTTTCCAGGCTGATGATGTGGATTCGATTCCCGCCACCCGCTCTCCAGTAAAACTGATGAGTCATAGCTTTATTATCAGCACTGGCGAATTTTCGTGAAGAACAGACCTGGCAGGTGGATTTGTTGTTCTTCATTCTGTAGACCTGACCGCCTACAGTTTCAGTGCTTTTTTTGTAGTCATCCCTGCATGTTGCAGGGATGAGGTGATACCAGAATGCGTCGTTGTCTGTTTCCGGGCCTACGATTTGCCAGTTTGCACAGCAGGCTGACGGCGCATTCTTATAACATCTATACAAGTAAACTCTGTTTCATCATTACATTGCGTTAGCCCGCCTTATGTGTGGGCATTTTTTTTACCTATGCATATGGCTCGCTGCGGCGGGCCTTTTTCATATCCGCGCCACGCCTGGCGCACATCACATCAGATAGCGCCACACAAAAGGTATCTGCGGGTGCCTTTGACGGGGTGTTTTTTTACGGGCCGACAGAGGCCCTTTTTTATTTACAGGAGAAAAACGTATGTCTGAACCCTTGTCCGGTTCCGGCACGGCTGCGGCGCTCGGCGGGGCGACGGTATTCGGGCTGTTTACCGGAACGGATTTCGGGATTGTGTTTGGTGCATTCGCAGGGGCGCTGTTTGTGGCCACGATACCACAGAAGATTTCTGTCTGGCGTGTGGCAGCGCATTTTCTGGTGTCGTTCATTGTTGGCGTGCTGGGGGCGGATGTGATGGCGTCTTACCTGGTTGAAAAACTGAATCTCCACAGCACATCTCTCGACGCGCTTTGCGCGGTACTGGTATCGGTGGTGTCGGTGAAGATTCTCTCATTCATCCACCAGCAGGATATCGCATCGCTGGTATCCGGGCTGTTCTCCCGTCTGCGGGGTGGAGGCGGTAATGTTAAGTAACCTTCCCGGATTACTGAATGTGGTGTTAAGCACGGTTATCGTGCTGACGCTCTTTTTTTATCGTCGTGGTGAGTCGAGACATAAACCGCTGATGTCGTGGCTGGCCTGGCTGCTGATGCTGCTTTATGCCTTTGCGCCGCTTTGTTATCTGTGTGGTCGCTTTCCACCCGGTAACTGGCTGGTCGTCCTGATTAACCTGGTGTTCTGCGTGCTGGTGATACGAGCACGCGGGAACGTATCAAAAATCCTTGTATTACGAAGGCGCTGATATGAAGTCGAAAGATGAAATTTTTGACGAAATTCTGGGAAAAGAGGGCGGTTACGTCAATCACCCGGATGATAAAGGTGGTCCGACTAAATGGGGCATCACTGAAAAAGTTGCCCGTGCACACGGTTATCAGGGCGATATGCGTGACCTGACGCGCGGGCAGGCGCTGGAAATACTCGAGGCGGATTACTGGTTCGGACCACGTTTTGACCAGGTGGCAACTCTGTCGCCGGATATTGCCGCAGAACTGTGCGATACGGGCGTGAACATGGGACCAACCGTGGCGTCCAGAATGCTTCAACGCTGGCTGAACGTGTTCAATCAACAAGGCAAGTTGTACCCGGATATGGACACAGACGGGCGTATCGGTCCACGCACTATTAATGCACTACGCGCATATCTGCAAAAACGAGGCAAAGACGGCGAATTGGTACTGGTGAAAGCGCTGAACTGCACGCAGGGCGACCGCTATCTGGAACTGGCAGAAAAACGTGAGGCCAATGAGTCGTTTGTCTACGGCTGGATGAAAGAGCGCGTGGCTGTGTGATAGCATTTAAAAATGATCATTATCAATGAGTTAAGTGTATTTTGCGTTTAATTTCTCCTGGGCGTACGCAACCAAAAGGAGAAATACGTATGAAGTACTATGTTCACACTCTTACAGATAATCAGAACGATCATGAGGTTCATACAGAAACATGTTTTCGACTTCCTGATGCAAACAATCGTAAAGAGCTTGGAGAGTTTAGCTCATGTGAGCCGGCAGTGAAGGCCGCAAAAAATCTGGGTTACACGAGGGTGAATGGATGTTACTGGTGTTGCAGAGATTGCCATACATCCTGACATAAGGTGTGAATAATTCTGACAAAGGTCGCTTCGGCGGCCTTTTTTATTACTCAAAAACGAAAGAACGGAGGTACGTATGTACGCACTCAAGAAAATCACGGTAACAGAAGACGGTCGTCATGTTGAGGAAGTGCATGTCCTGGGGGATATGTACCGCCTGGAGTTCTATCCGCGTAACACTCATCTTGCAGCGAAGATTGAGTATTGCCGGGACGGGAATATTCCGTGCATTCCTGTAGAAAAAGAGGATGAAGCCTACATCATCACACTGAACGGTGACACGGCGCGTTGTATCTGTCGTGGCGACAGTGAAGCCCGGAATGAAATAGCAAGATGTCGCGCCCATACAGATAAATAAAAAGCAAAAACCCCGGCTGCGGGAACAGTTCGGGGTTTTCTGTTTCTGACCTTGAGTAAGCAAGGGAGAACATGGAGAAGTATAAACGAATTCTGTTTAGGTTGACTATGAAAAACGGCCTTGAATTGAAAGCGCCTGTAACTGATGACATCAGCAGAGCGGTGGCTTTTGCCATTAAGTGGGTGGCTGTCGGTATCGCTGTGTCTCCGATTCTGTATGGGATGGCAAAATTGATCATTGCTGTGAAATCGTAAGTGGGGCAGGGGTAAATATGTCAGATAGCATTATAAAACTGGCGCGAATTCTCTGTGTGGTTGTTGGCCTTTCATTTTCAGCAATGTTGGTTGCCATTTTCATTTCCACCGCCTGGCGAGTATTGAGCTTATCCGGATTGATTGGTGGATAGTGAGATGAAGCGAAAACACTGGACACACAGAATGCCGCGAACGGCGGCGAAATGGGCACTGGTAGCGATACTGGTGCCTTTTTTATTGTCGGGATGCGTCAGCCTGGATAGGGCGCGTCAGCTTTTGGATGCTGCCTCTCAGGTCTGTGAAATTGTCAATGGTGTCCGGCAGTGTATGCAGAACTGATCGCCTGTAAGAGCAGAATATTTTGCTGAAAATGAAGGATGCGCCGGCGTCCGGAAAGCATGAAATTCTGCTGCGTGTACCAATTTTATCTTGTTCATTCTAAATCTTGCCGAATCAAGCAACTGCCCGGGCGGCAAGGGGCATTTTTATCCGGAGGGGATATGAAGAGATTACTGGTAACCGTAAAGCCCTTTAACGGAACGATTCCATTCAGGGTTTTGCAGCGTGGACGTGTTCTGGTTAAGGATATCTTCAGTGGTAAATGCACGGAATGTTATTCCCGGACATATGAAGTGGATGCCACGGATGAAGAAATTTCTGTTGAATGTGATCTTAACGCGAATATGGCGGAGATTGTAACAGCCACGTTGTTGCCTGTTTAATGAATGACAGGTGTTCTCATTTGTGCGGGTCCTTCCGGTGGGGAGGCCTGCCACGGGGCGGCAGCGGCGCGGATTTTCGCTATTTATGAAAATTTTTCGGGAAAAAGCGTGTCGGTACTTCTCGTGTATAACTCATTGTTTTTTCATCAATCACATCCGTAAAAGGTCCGACATGAAAGTGCCCGAAAAAGACGTTTTTGAGCACTTCCATGTCGGACCCTGCATTTGATATGGAAATGTTTTATGAATGTTAATAAAAAGAAGCTCGCGGAAATTTTCAACGTGGATCCACGAACGATTGAACGCTGGCAGTCTCAGGGGCTCTCTTGTGTCTCTGGTGGTAGTAAGGGGGTTGAATCTGTATTTGATACCGCCATGGCAATTCAGTGGTATGCGCAGCGCGAAGCCGATATTGAAAACGAAAAACTCCGCAAAGAGACCGAGGATTTGCGTGCGGCTGCGGAATCAGATTTACAACCCGGCACCATTGACTATGAGCGCTACCGACTCACAAAAGCACAGGCTGATGCACAGGAACTGAAAAATGCCCGCGAAGAAGGGCTGGTACTGGAAACGGAATTGTTTACCTTCATTCTGCAACGTGTGGCACAGGAGATTTCGGGGATACTTGTACGTGTGCCGCTGACATTACAGCGTAAATATCCGGATATTTCACCGTCACACCTTGATGTGGTGAAAACTGAAATCGCAAAAGCCTCCAACGTTGCAGCTAAAGCTGGTGAGAACGTAGGCGGGTGGATTGATGATTTCAGACGCACAGAAGGCAGCTAATGCAGCCGGTGCGATAGCAACAGGGCTTGTATCTCTCAATATTCCGGTACCACTGACGACAGTTCAGTGGGCTGATCAGCATTATTATCTGCCAAAAGAGTCTTCATATACTCCCGGGCAATGGGAAACACTGCCGTTTCAGGTTGCCATCATGAACAGCATGGGGAATGACCGGATCCGCACCGTTAATCTGATTAAATCGGCGCGTGTTGGTTACACCAAAATGCTGTTGGGGGTGGAGGCTTATTTTATTGAACACAAATCCCGTAACAGCCTGCTTTTTCAGCCGACAGATTCTGCGGCAGAAGATTTTATGAAATCCCATGTCGAACCAACGATAAGAGACGTTCCTGTATTACTGGAGCTGGCTCCGTGGTTTGGCAGAAAACATCGGGACAACACGCTTACCCTGAAACGTTTCTCCTCCGGTGTGGGATTCTGGTGTCTGGGCGGAGCTGCTGCCAAAAACTACCGTGAAAAATCTGTGGATGTGGTCTGCTATGACGAACTCTCCTCGTTTGAACCGGATGTGGAAAAAGAAGGTTCACCAACTCTGCTTGGTGATAAGCGTATCGAAGGTTCGGTATGGCCTAAATCCATACGCGGCTCAACGCCCAAAATTAAAGGTTTTTGCCAGATTGAAAAAGCCGCGAACGAATCTGCACATTTTATGCGGTTTTATGTGCCATGCCCTCATTGTGGTGAAGCCCAGTATCTGAAGTTTGGCGATGATGCGACAACCTTTGGCCTGAAATGGGAGAAGGGCAAGCCGGAGACGGTGTATTACCTGTGTGAACATAATGGCTGCGTGATCCGTCAGTCGGAACTTGACCAGACCGACGGGCGGTGGATTTGTGACAATACCGGGATGTGGACGCGTGACGGTCTGACATTTTACAGCGCCGGTGATGAGGAAATCCCGCCACCGCGCTCAATCTCGTACCACATCTGGACGGCATACAGCCCGTTCACCACCTGGGTACAGATTGTTTATGACTGGCTTGATGCACTGAAGGATCCGAATGGCGTCAAGACGTTCATTAACACCACGCTGGGGGAGCCTTATGAAGAGGCTGTGGCAAAAAAACTGAGCTTTGAGTTGTTGCTGGAAAAAGTCTGCCACTATGATGCGCAGGTTCCCCTGCGGGTGGTTTACCTGACCGCAGGGATTGACTCTCAGAAAAACCGTTATGAGATTTATGTCTGGGGCTGGGCTCCTGGCGAAGAAGCTTTTCTGATTGACAAGCAGATCATCATGGGGAGACCGGAAGATGAGGACACCCTTAAACGCGTTGATGCCGTGATCCGGAAAAAATACCGTCATGCAGATGGCACTGAAATTTCCATTTCCCGCGTCTGCTGGGATACCGGTGGTATTGACCAGGACATTGTGTATCAGCGATCCAGAAAACACGGCACTTTTTTTGTGCTCCCCATCAAAGGGGCGTCGGTGTACGGCAAGCCGGTGATCACCATGCCAAAAAAGCGAAACCAGCGTGGGGTGTTTTTGTGTGAGGTGGGTTCCGATACCGTCAAGGAAATGCTGTATGCGCGTTTTGCCCTGCCGGTGGTATCTGCCAGTGAAGTCGCACCGTATACCTTCCGTTTTCCGGATAACCCGGACATTTTTTCTGATGTTGAAGCTAAACAACTCGTGGCAGAAGAGCTGGTTGAAAAAGTTGTGAACGGGCGGGTGAAACTCCAGTGGGATGCCAGAAAACGGCGTAATGAAGCTCTGGACTGTCTGGTGTATGCCTATGCAGCGCTGCGCATTTCCGTTCAGCGGTGGCAACTGGATCTGGATGCACTGGCCCGCGCCAGAAGAGATGAACAGGACGACGATGAAATGACTATTGAAGAAATCGCGGCTGCTCTGAGTGGAGGATAAGTGATGATTTATACGCATGAAATGCTATGCGATGCCCGCCGGGCGTTACATGAACTGATGATCGGACGTGCTGTGGTTTCCGTCAGCAAGGACGGGCGTCAGGTTCAGTATTCGCGGGCGACAATTGGTGAACTGCGTCAGTATATTGAAGAGCTGGAAAGTGCGCTGGGTGTATCCGGACGGCGTCGTGGCCCGGCAGGAGTGGGGCTGTGAACGGGGAACTGGTGGATATTCATGGGCAGCCTTTACGGCAAAGCATGGGATATTCTGGTGGTGGTTCCGGGTTCGGTGGGCAAATGGCAGAATGGCTGCCTGCACCGGAAAGTGCCGACGTGGCGCTCTTACCTTCCATTCATCTGGGTAACGCCCGCGCGGATGAGCTGGTCCGTAACAACGGTATTGCATCGAATGCAGTGGAAATTCATAAGGATCATATTGTCGGGCACATGTTTCGTCTGAGTTACCGTCCCAACTGGCGCTGGCTGGGGATGTCGGAAGCAGATTCACATGCTTTTATTGAAGATGTTGAGGCGGCGTGGATGGAATACTGCGATCCGGTGTTTGGTACGATGGATGTGGAAGGGCGTCGTTCGTTTACCGAATTCATTCGTGAAGGGGTGGGGGTCCATACGTTTAACGGTGAAATTTTTGTCCAGCCCGTATGGGATGCGGAATCCACGTCATTATTCCGGACGAAATTCAAAACCATCAGCCCGAAGCGTGTCAGTACACCCGGTTATGGTACCGGCGATCGTTTTATGCGTGCCGGGGTGGAAATAAACCGACACGGAAAAGCGCTGGCCTACCATGTTCAGGATGATGACTGGCCCGGCTACGGTGTCAGTAAATGGACACGAATTACGGCAACACTGCCTTCCGGACGACCGGGAATGATCCATGTGTTTCAGCCACAGGAAGACGGGCAGACCCGCGGGGCCAACCAGTTTTATTCTGTAATGGAGCGTCTCAAGATGCTCGACACACTGCAGGCCACGCAACTGCAGTCGGCGGTGGTTCGCGCCATGTATGCCGCCACGATTGAATCCACACTGGATTCGGAAAAAGCGTTTGAATATATCGCCGGGGTGGGAGATGGAGGTAAAAATCCCCTGAACACCATCATGAAAGGCTACGCGCGTTATTACGCCACCAATACGGTAAAACTGGGCGGGGTCCGTATTCCGCATCTTTACCCGGGAGATTCACTGAATCTGCAGACAGCCCAGAATGCGGATAATGGTTTTTCTGAACTGGAAAAGGCGCTGTTACGTTACATTGCTGCCGGACTGGGTGTGTCGTATGAGCAGCTTTCCCGGGATTATTCACAGGTCAGTTATTCCAGTGCCAGGGCATCCGCCAATGAGTCGTGGCGGTATTTTATGGGAAAACGAAAATTTGTGGCCAGTCGCCTGGCGTCACAGATGTTTGCCTGCTGGCTGGAGGAAGCCCTTATTCGTGGTGTGATCCGTCCGCCGAAATCCCGTTTCTCATTCTGGGAGGCCCGTTCCGGGTGGTGCCGTGCCGAGTGGATTGGTGCCGGTCGTATGGCGATTGATGGCCTTAAGGAAGTGCAGGAAGCGGTGATGCGCATTGAAGGCGGCCTGAGTACATACGAGAAAGAGCTGGCCCTGATGGGGGATGACTATCAGGAGATTTTCCGCCAGCAGCTACGGGAAACTCAGGAGCGACAGGCTGCCGGTCTTCCGCGTCCGGTCTGGATAAAGGACGCGTTTCAACAGCAGATCCGACAGACAACGGGAGAAAAAGGCGATGCGCTGTAATTTATCACATATTGCCGCGATGGCATTTAATGAGCCGCTTTTACTGGAACCCGCCTATGCGCGGGTTTTCTTTTGCGCACTGGGTAAGGAGATGGGGGCGGGCAGCCTTGCCGTTCCGCAGCAGGCCGTTCAGCTTGATGCCGATGGTATGCAGCTGGCGGTTACCGATTATATGACTGGTGGTCCGCGTCCGGTAAAGAGTTACCAGGTGAAAAATGGTATTGCCATTCTGCCGGTGAGCGGCACGTTGGTACATAAAATGGGTACCCTGCGGCCATATTCCGGTATGACCGGTTATGACGGTCTGACTGCCCGTCTTAAGTCAGCGGTGAACGACCCGGATGTACGCGGCATTTTACTGGATATCGACAGTCCGGGTGGTCAGGCTGCCGGGGCGTTTGACTGTGCTGACATGATTTACCGTCTGCGGGAACAGAAGCCCGTGTGGGCGCTGTGTAATGACATGGCCTGTTCAGCCGCCATGTTGCTGGCGGCGGCCTGTACGCGTCGGCTGGTCACGCAGACGGCAAAAATTGGTTCGATTGGTGTGATGATGGCGCACACCAGTTACGAGAAACAACTGGCACAGGAAGGCGTGGATATCACGCTGATTTACTCCGGGCAGCACAAGGTTGACGGCAACAGTATTCAGGCGTTGCCGACAGGTGTGCGTGCGGATTTTCAGCGCCGTATTGATGAGGCCCGCCGGATGTTTGTCGACAAGGTGGCGCTTTATACGGGGCTGAGTTCAGAGGCGGTGATGAATACCGAGGCTGCCGTTTATGACGGTCAGGCAGGCATTGATACAGGCCTGGCTGATCAACTGATTAATGCTGCAGATGCCGTTGATGTAATGGTTTCTGCTCTGAACGACTCTGTTACACAGGAGAATACGATGACAACAAAAAATCTCACCGTTGCTGAAGCGGTGTCCCGGGAAAATCAGCGCGTGATGGGGATCCTGAATTGTCAGGAGGCGAAAGGACGCGAAAAACTGGCGCAGATGCTGGCAGGTCAGCAGGGAATGTCAGTTGAGCAGGCAAAAACATTACTGGCGGCAGCACCGGTTGCCGGTACTGACAGCACAGGCGATCAGATTGTGGCACTTCCGGAAGCAAAAGGACGTGAACAACTGGCACGGACGCTGGCTGAACAGCCGGGAATGACGGTGGAGCAGGCGAAAACGTTACTGGCAGCGGCACCGGTTGCCGGTGCGGCAAGTACCGGCGAGCAGATTATGGCACTTCCGGAAGCAAAATGGCGTGAACAACTCGCACAGGCGCTGGCTGAACAGCCGGGAATGACGGTGGAACAGGCGAAAATGCTACTGGCAGCGGCACCGGCAACCGGTACGGCAAGTACCGGCGATCAAATTATTGCGTTGCCGGAAGCAAAAGGACGCGAAAAACTGGCACAGGCGCTGGCTGAACAACCTGGAATGACAGTGGAGCAGGCGAAAACGCTGCTGGCAGCTGCGCCATCAGTATCGCAACCGTCACAGGTAACACTTTTTGAGCGCTTCATGGCTCAGCATGCCGCCAGTGCCGTTTCCGGTGGCGGAACTGCCGGGAACGGGGAAGAAGAACTGCTGATGAGTATGCCGTAAGCGGGGATCCGTGATTCAGATAAATCAGGAGACTGAGAAAATGATTAAAACCACCACAGAAAAGCGCGCGGACGGGCGCATTTTTGCCGGAAGCGATCCGGTATATACCGCAACAGGTACCAGTGGTATCAGTGTTGCCACGCCTTCACTGACGCCACTGATGCTGGATGACGCCAGCGGAAAACTGGTGGCATGGGATGGTCAGAAAGCCGGAACGGCTGTGGGGGTGCTGGTACTGGCGCTGGCCGGGACCGAGCCCACACTGACGTACTACAAAAGCGGTACGTTTGCCACCGAATCGCTGGTCTGGCCGGATTCGGTGGATGCGGTGAAAAAAGCCAACGCGTTTGTGGGAAGTGCCATCAGCCACGCCTGATGGTGAAGTGATTAACTGAAAAAACGGGTCGTGATGCGGCCCGTTTGTGTTTTTAAAGGAAAGTCAATTATGGGGTTATTTACCACGCGTCAGTTGCTCGGCTACACCGAGCAGAAAGTGAAATTCCGTGCGCTGTTTCTGGAGCTGTTTTTTCGTCGTACGGTCACTTTCCATACTCAGGAAGTGATGCTGGATAAAATCACCGGAAAAACACCGGTTGCGGCATATGTGTCTCCGGTTGTGTCAGGTAAGGTACTGCGCAGTCGTGGTGGTGAAACCCGCGTGTTACGCCCCGGCTATGTTAAACCAAAACACCGGCTGGATTATCAGCAGGCGGTGGAGCGTCTTCCGGGGGAAGATCCGGCCCGTCTTAATGACCCGGCCTACCGTCGCCTGCGTATTCTGACTGACAACCTGAAACAGGAAGAGCAAGCGATTGTGCAGGTGGAAGAAATGCAGGCGGTCAGCGCTGTTCTGCAGGGTAAGTACACCATGAGCGGTGAACAGTTTGAGACGGTGGAAGTGGATTTTGGTCGTTCTGCCGCCAATAACATTACGCAGGCAGGGGGACGCGAATGGTCAAAACAGAATGCTGACACCTTTGATCCGACGCATGATCTGGATGCGTACTGCGATTTTGCTTCCGGTACCATCAATATTGCGATTATGGACGGTACTGTCTGGCGTATGCTGAACGGTTTTAAGCTGTTTCGTGAAAAACTGGATACCCGCCGTGGCTCAAAATCTGAACTGGAAACCGCGCTGAAAGATCTGGGTTCCGTGGTTTCTTTTAAAGGTTATTACGGTGATCTGGCCATCATGGTGGCGAAAACAACGTATGTTGATGAAAACGGGGATGAGCAGCGTTATCTGCCGGAAGGCACACTGATTCTTGGAAACACTCAGGTGGAGGGTGTCCGTTGTTATGGCGCAATCCAGGATAACCAGGCGCTGAGTGAAGGGATCACCTCTGCAATTCGTTATCCGAAACACTGGTTAGAGGTGGGGGACCCGGGGTGCGAATATACCATGACGCAGTCTGCGCCGTTGATGGTGTTGCCGGATCCGGACGCGTTTGTGGTAGTTCAGGTGAAATAAGGTCAGGCGGGATATTCCCGCCTTTTTCTTTATCGCACAGGAGAGATGTGATGACAAAAGAAGAAATAACAGCGCGTCTTCAGGAGCTGGCGGCAGTACTCGGGCGCGATGCCGATATTTCAGGCTCTAAAGCTGATCTTGAACAACGTCTGGCGGAGTGGGAAGAAGAATTAAGTGATGGTTCAGACGGCCTGTATAAGGATGATGAAGAACCACAACAAAAAAACGAAACACGATCTGAACGTGGGGAGAGTGAGAACCGAAATTCTGTGGATATGGTCATGGTCAAAGCTGTGGTGATGTTACATGTCAATGCACTCCACGCCACACGGGATAACCCCGTGGCATTTGTACGTCCGGGAGAAGTGTTTCGTGTATCTGCTGTGGTGGCAGCCAGCATGGCAGAAAGTGGCCTCGTGAAAATGTGTTGAATGTGGGGGAAAGGTGGCAGATTTCGATAATCCGTTTGATGCCGCCGTCGCCATGGCTGACGAGGTCATTCTTTGTCATATGGGGATTACGGCGGTAATTACGTCCGGTCAGCTTGAAGGAAAAACACTCAGGGGTGTTTTTGATGATCCTGAAAAAATTTCGTTCGTTGCCGGAGGAGTACGGTTTGAAGATTCTTCACCGTCTTTGTTTGTGAAAACAGCAGATATTACGGGACTGCGCCGTCTGGATACGCTGGAGGTTGGTGGGGATCTTTTTCGGGTGGATCGCATTACTCCGGACGACAGGGGATGCTGTTATATCCGCCTGCAACGGTGTGACAGTTCCCGGGGTGATATCAGTACGGGGCGATATTATGAAAGGTCTTGAAAACGCCATCCGTAATCTGGACATCCTTGATACCCGTATGGTGCCACAGGCCAGCGCATGGGCGATGAACCGTGTGGCGGCAAAGGTTGTCTCTGTCGCCACACGGCAGGTCGCGCAGAATACTGTGGCTGGTGATAACCAGGTGAAGGGGATCCCCCTGAAACTGGTGCGTGAGCGTGTCAGGGTACTTAAAGCCAGCCCGGACGGAAAAATGTATGCCCGTATTCGCGTAAATCGCGGCAACCTGCCCGCCATAAAACTGGGGGCTGCACAGGTCAGAATGACCCGGCGTGGTGGCAGGTTACATTACCGTGGCAGTGTGCTGAAAGTGGGAAAATATCTCTTCCGGAATGCCTTTATTCAGCAACTGGCGAACGGTCGCTGGCATGTGATGCGGCGTATTGACGGCAAAAATCGTTACCCCATTGATGTGGTGAAAATTCCGCTGTCCGGTCCGCTGACACTGGCATTTGAGGATGCCCGTAAAAGCGTCATTGATAACGAGATGCCGAAACAGCTGGGGTATGCCCTGAAACAACAACTGAGGTTATATCTGACCCGATGAACCGACACACACAAATTCGTCAGGCCGTATTGTCGTGCCTGAAAGCGACGTGCAGGGAGAATACCGTCCTGTTCGATGGACTTCCTGCTTTTATTGATGCGCAGGAACTGCCCGCCGTGGCGGTATGGCTGAGCGATGCGCAGTACACCGGAAAAATGGTGGATGAGGCTGACTGGCAGGCGGTTCTGCATGTCGCGGTCTTTATCCGGGCGCAGGCACCGGATACAGAACTGGATACGTGGATGGATGACATTATTTACCCGGCTCTGACAGATATTCCGGCACTTTCAGATCTTATCGATACCATGATCCCGCAGGGATTTAACTATCAGCGTGATAACGAGATGGCCACCTGGGCGATGGCGGAAATCACGTATCAGATCACATATACAAATTGAACAAGGAGATGGTAATGCCAACACCGAATCCACTGGAAAAAACGAAGGGCGCGGGGACGACGTTCTGGATGTATACCGGCAAAGGGGACGCCTTTGCGGCTCCGTTGTCAGATACTGACTGGCTGCGTCTTGCGATGGTGAAGGATTTACAGCCGGGCGAAATGACTGCAGATGCGGAAGATGACGATTATCTCGATGATGAAAATGCTGACTGGAAAACGACAACCCAGGGGCAAAAATCCGTCGGTGATACTTCGGCGACGCTGGCCTGGCGTCCGGGTGACAGCGGGCAGAAAAAACTGGTTCAGTTGTTCGACTCTGGTGAAGTCTGTGCGTTTCGTATCAAATATCCCAACGGCACTGTTGATGTTTTCCGTGGCTGGCTGAGCTCGCTGGGGAAAACTGTTACCTCTAAAGAGGTGATGACCCGCACTGTGAAAATCAGCGGTGTGGGACGTCCGTATCTGGCAGAGGAAGGCACCGGGCTTGTTAGCGTGACCGGTCTGACGGTGGCACCGGCATCTGCCAGTGTCAGGGTGGGGGCAACGACGACGCTGACATTCAGCACAGTACCGGAAGATGCATCTGATAAAACGGTGAGTGTGGCGTCATCCTCTCCTGAGATCGCCACGGTTACACTGAGTGGCATGGTGGCCACGGTGAAAGGTGTGAAAGCGGGAAGCACCTCGATTGTCGGGATGACAGCGGGTGGCGCACAGGTCGCAGTGGCCAGTATTACCGTTAATGGTGGTTAATCAGACGGTCTGTTTGTACCCCGGTATGCCGGGGTTTTTTTGTTGTTTGCGGAGAAGGTTATGTTTCTGAAACAGGACACATTTAATTACGGTGATCAGTCTGTGGTTATGACAGAACTGTCCGGGCTGCAGCGGGTGGAATATCTGTCGTTTGTCCAGAAACGGACGGCTGAGTTTGACGCCCTGGATGATGCCATGCCGGTGGCTGAACGTCAGATTGAATTTCTGCGTATGGGGATGGATATCAACGCCTGGCTGGTTTCCCGGTCAATGTGGAATACGGACCCGTCACAGGATGTGGATGCGCTGAATGAGGATGTAAAAAACACCTGGTCTTATGACGCGCTTGGCGACGGGGGCAGTCTGGTTTTATCCCTGAGTGGTATGCCGGTCTCCACCGGTGATGTTCAGAACGGTGAACAGGTTCCTCTGACACCGGAAAAGTCCTGACGCGGGAGATGCAGTTTGTGATGCAGCTTGCCCGTGAGTTCCGGCGGGCAGACTGGCGGCGGATGTTATCAGAAATGTCAGCGTCAGAACTGGGCGAATGGGGGGATTTCTTCCGGAAGCAGAGTTTCGGGGATATCTGGCTGGATGCACAGATTTCCACACTGAAGTCGCTGATGGTTCAGATGGTGTCCGGTGAACGTATTCCGGCGGATGATTTCAGTCTGGTTACGGATGACAGGGTGATCCCTGAACGCACGGATGAAGAGCTGATGCATCTGGGGGAAGGTATATCGGGAGGAATGAGATTTGGACCAGATTGCTGACCTTGTCATTGATTTAAGCATTGATACCGCCGATTTTAAAGAGCAGCTTCCGCGTGTAAAAAATCTGCTGAATGGTACAGCAAGGGAGGCGGAGCGGGCCGAAGCCCGTATGAAACGGTTTGAGGAAAGTCAGAAACAGGCTGCCAGCGCGACGGTGATACAGACTCAGGCCGTGGTGAAGCATGCGCAGGGGCATGTTTCGCTGGCGGAAGATGTGGAAAGGGCGCGCCTGCGGATGGAGGCCCTGAGTCGTCAGATGCGGGAGGAGCAGGTTCAGGCGGCTGCGCTGGCTGCGGCGCAGGATAAGATGGCTGCCGCATTTTATCGTCAGATCGACAGCGTAAAACAGGCCAGTGCGGGGCTGCAGGAGTTACAGCGTATTCAGCAGCAGATCCGACAGGCCAGAAACAGTGGCGGGATTGCTCAGCAGGATTATCTGGCCCTGATTTCTGAGGTGACAGCGAAAACCCGCGTTCTGACACAGGCAGAGGAAACGGCCACCCGCCAGAAAACCGCATTTATTCGTCAGCTGAAAGAACAGACAAGTCGCCAGAAAATGACCACGACGGAACTGCTTCGGGCAAAGGCGGCACAACTTGGGTGCAGCAGTGCCGCGGAGGTGTACATCCGTAAAATGGAGAAAGCCGGAAACACCACACATTCGCTGGGACTGAAAAGTGCGGCAGCCCGTCGGGAGCTGGGGTTCATGATTGGTGAACTGGCGCGTGGTAATTTCGGTGCGCTTCGTGGCTCCGGGATCACCCTGGCTAACCGTGCCGGCTGGATTGATAAATTAATGACGCCGAAAGGCCTGGCGGTGGGGGGAGTTATCGGAGGGATCACTGCTGCGGTTATTGGTCTGGGTAAAGCCTGGATGGAGGGGCAGGAAGAAGGCGAAGCCTTTAACCGGCAGCTTGAGCTCACCGGACACTATGCCGGTGTGACAGCCGGGCAGTTGTGGGCGCTCAGTAAAAATCTTTCCGGTAATGGCATCACGCAACATGCCATGGCGGGGTCACTGGCGCAGGTAGTGGGGAGCGGTGCATTTCACGGTAACGATATTGGTATGGTGGCGAAAGCTGCCGCACAGATGGAACGCTCGGTAGGGCAGTCTGTCAGTGACACCATCAGTCAGTTTAAACGGCTGAAGGATGATCCGGTCAGTGCTGCGAAGGCGCTGGATGATGAACTGCATTTTCTGACAGCCACCCAGCTTGAACAGATCCGTGTGCTCGGAGAGCAGGGGCGCACCAGTGACGCCGCCCGGATAGCCATGTCTGCACTGGCAGAGGAAACCGGTAAACGTACGTCGGATATTGATAATAACCTCAATGCGCTGGGCAGTACGCTGCAAACCTTGTCTGACTGGTGGAAGCAGTTCTGGGATGCGGCCATGAACATTGGTCGGGAAGATTCCCTTGATGCGCAGATTGCGTCGCTGCAGGAAAAAATTCAGCGGGCGAAGAAATTTCCGTGGACTAAGGCGTCCACCACGGGGGAATACGATCAGCAACAACTGGATGCGCTGCAAGAGCGAAAACGCCAGCAGGATTTGCAGGATGCAAAAGAGCAGGCTGAGCGAAATTATCAGGAGCAGCAGAAACGCCGGAATGCTGAAAATGCCGCGCTGAACCGGATGAACGAAACGGAAGCAGCACGACATCAGCGTGAAATTGCGCGTATTAATGCCATGCAGTACGCCGATCAGGCGGTCAGGGACGCAGCGATACAGCGTGAAAATGAACGTTACGAAAAAGCCATTAAGAAAAAAACGCCTGCCACCCGTAATGATGAGGCCACCCGGTTATTACTGCAGTACAGCCAGCAACAGGCGCAGGTGGAGGGACAGATTGCCGCCGCCAGACAGTCAGCGGGCATGGCTACTGAAAGGATGACAGAAGCGCATAAACAGCTTCTGGCCCTTCAGCAGCGTATCAGCGATTTAGCCGGTAAAAAACTGACAGCAGATGAAAAAAGTGTTCTGGCTCACAAGGATGAGCTGATTCAGGCACTGACGCTGCTGGATGCAAAACAGCAGGAGCTGCAGAAGCAGACTGCCCTCAATGACCTGAAGAAAAAGACCATTCAGCTGACCAGTCAACTGGCTGAGGAAGAGCGCGCACAGCGTCAGCAACACGATCTGGACGTTGCCATGGCGGGAATGGGCGATAAGCAACGGCAGCGGTACCAGTCGCAGTTGCGTCTACGACAGCAGTACCAGCAACAGCTGGAGCAACTTGAACGGGACAGTAAGCAGAAAGGCTCGTATGGTTCTGACGCATACCGGAAGGCTGAACAGACGCTGACAGACAGTCTGAACCGGAAACTGAATGAGAATCGCCGCTACTGGCAACAGATGGATGCTGCGCAGGGGGAGTGGAAAAACGGTACAAAACGCGCGTTCATGAATTTTACTGCCGACGCGGATAATGCTGCCGGGACTGCAGAACAGATGTTTATGTCTGCTTTCAGTAGTATGGGAAATGGTCTGGCAACTTTTGTTACCACCGGCAAACTCAATTTCAAATCTTTCACCTCATCTGTGCTGTCAGATATGGCAAAAATTCTGGCGCAGGCAACCATGATGAAGGCTGTCAAAGGGATTGGCAGTGTGATGGGGTTTGATTTCGGTGATGTGAAAACCAATGCAGAAGGTGGTGTTTATCAGTCTGCTGATTTGAGTCGCTACAGTGGCACGGTGGTTAACCGTCCAACGTTTTTTGCTTTTGCAAAAGGCGCGGGGGTGATGGGTGAAGCGGGGCCTGAGGCTATCCTGCCCTTGCGCAGGGGGGCTGACGGTAAGCTGGGTGTTGTGGCAGCGACCTGTGGTTCGGGGATGGTGATGTTTGCGCCGCAGTACAACATCGAGATCAATAATGATGGCCAGAACGGACAGATTGGGCCGGAAGTCATGCAGGCGGTTTACAACCTGGGGAAAAGGGCTGCAGAAGATTTTATGCAACAACAGTCCCGTGATGGCGGGCAGTTAAGCGGAGTATACCGGTGATGGAGATATTTAGCTGGAAAGTCCGTCCGGATATGAAGGTGGATTCAGAGCCAAAAGTGGTGACAGTTAAACTGGGTGATGGTTATGAACAGCGTCGTCCGGCGGGACTGAATCCTCTGTTGCCAACGTACAGTGTCACGATCCGTGTCCGTAAAGGGGAGCATCAGGCGCTGGAAGCGTTTCTGGCCCGGCACGGTGGGGTCAGGGCGTTTCAGTGGACACCGCCTTATGGCTGGACACCTGTCCGGGTGGTCTGCCGTAAATGGTCGTCCAGTGTGGGGGCGCTGTGGGTCACGGTAACCGCAAATTTTGAACAGGTCGTGGTATGAGGAGGACGGATGCAGGATATCCGGCAGGAAACACTGAATGAATGTACCCGTACGGAGCAGTCTGCCAGCCTGGTACTCTGGGAAATTGATCTGACAGAGATTGGCGGGGAGCGTTATTTTTTCAGTAATGAGCCTAACGAGAAGGGGGAGGCCGTCACCTGGCAGGGCCGGAAATATGAGGTGTATCCTGTTCAGGGAGCAGGGTTTGAAATGAAAGGCAAGGGAAGCAGCGCCCGCCCCACCCTGACGGTGTCCAATCTGTACGGGATGGTTACCGGGATGGTGGAGGATTTACAGAGTCTGGCTGGCGGAACGGTGATCCGGCGTAAGGTTTACGCCCGTTTTCTGGATGCGGTGAATTTTACCAACGGAAACAGTGAAGCCGATCCGGAACAGGAGGTGATCAGTTACTGGCGTATTGAACAGTGCAGCGATCTGACGGCGGTGACGGCAACGTTTGTTCTGGCCTCGCCAGCGGAGACAGACGGTGCGGTTTTCCCGGGACGTACCATGCTGGCCAACACCTGTACCTGGACCTATCGCGGTGATGAGTGCGGTTATCACGGTCCGGCTGTCGCGGATGAATATGACCAGCCGACGTCTGATATCACGAAGGATAAATGCAGTAAATGCCTGAGTGGCTGTAAGTCACGTCATAACGTCGGTAACTTTGGCGGTTTCCTTTCCATCAATAAACTTTCGCAGTAAATCCATGACAGAGACTGAATCAGTGATTCTGGCGCACGCCCGGCGATGTGCGCCAGCGGAGTCGTGCGGCTTCGTGGTGAGAACGCCGGAGGGGGAAAGGTATCTTCCCTGCGTGAATATCTCCGGTACTCCGGAGGCGTGTTTCCGGATGGTACCGGAAGACTGGCTGCGGGCACAAATACAGGGCGAGGTGGTGGCGCTGGTCCACAGCCATCCCGGTGGTCTGCCCTGGCTGAGTGAAGCCGACCGTCAGCTGCAGGTACAGAGTGATTTGCCGTGGTGGCTGGTCTGTCGGGGGGCTCTCCATAAATTCCGCTGCGTGCCACATCTGACCGGAAGGCGCTTTGATCACGGGGTGACGGACTGTTACACGCTGTTCCGGGACGCTTATCATCTGGCAGGAATTGAGATACCGGATTTTCATCGTGAGGATGACTGGTGGCGTAACGGTCAGAATCTTTACCTGGACAACATGGCAGATACCGGCTTTTACCCGGTCACCCTGTCAGCGGCGCAGCCGGGCGATGTGTTGCTGTGCTGCTTTGGTTCATCGGTGCCGAATCATGCCGCCATTTACTGTGGTGACGGCGAGCTGCTGCACCATATTCCTGAACAACTGAGTAAACGAGAGAGGTATACAGAAAAATGGCAGCGACGCACACACTCCCTCTGGCGGCACCGGGCATGGCACGCCTCTGCCTTTACGGGGATTTGCAACGATTTGGTCGCCGCATCGACCTTCGTGTGAAAACGGGGGCTGAAGCCATCCGGGCGCTGGCCACACAACTTCCGTCGTTTCGTCAGAAACTGAGTGACGGCTGGTATCAGGTACGTATCGCCGGGCGGGATGTCAGCGAGTCCGGGGTAACGGCACAGCTCCATGAGCCGTTACCGGACGGTGCGGTGATCCACATTGTTCCCCGGCTTGCCGGTGCAAAGCATGGCGGAATTTTTCAGACCATCCTGGGTGCTGTGGTTGTTGCGGTAGCCTGGTGGAACCCCGCGGGCTGGCTGGGTGCGGCAGCACTTACGGGGATGTATGCCGCCGGGGCCAGTATGATCCTCGGCGGGATAGCGCAGATGCTGACACCGGCCATCAAAACGCCGTCCATGGAGTCCGCGGATAACGGCAAACAGAACACCTTTTTTTCCTCGCTGGATAATATGATCGCCCAGGGGAATCCGTTACCGGTACTGTATGGTGAGATGCGTGTGGGGTCGCGTGTGATTTCACAGAGTATCAGTACTGCTGATGAGGGTGATGGTGGTCAGGTTGTGGTGATTGGTCGCTAATGTAAAACGTTTTATGTGAAACCGCCTCCGGGCGGTTTTGTTGTTAATGGAGCCAGATAAATGGGTAAAGGTGGCAGCAAGGGGCACACTCCTCGCGAAGCGAAAGATAACCTGAAATCCACGCAGTTACTGAGCGTGATTGATGCGATCAGTGAAGGGCCGATTGAAGGACCGGTGGACGGAATGAAAAGCGTGTTGCTGAACAGTACGCCGGTGCTGGACAGTGAAGGTAAGGCCAATTTCTCCGGGGTCACGGTGGTGTTCCGTGCCGGTGAGCAGGAGCAGACTCCGCCGGAGGGTTTTGAGTCCTCCGGCTCCGAGACGGTACTGGGTACGGAAGTGAAATATGACACGCCGATCACCCGGACCATCACATCAGAAAATATCGACCGCCTGCGTTTTACGTTTGGTGTGCAGGCTCTGGTGGAAACCACGTCTCAGGGGGACCGCAATCCGTCAGAAGTGAGATTACTGGCCCAGATCCAGCGTAACGGCGCCTGGGTGACAGAAAAAGACATCACCATTAAGGGTAAAACCACCTCGCAGTATCTGGCCTCGGTGGTGGTGGATAACCTGCCGCCGCGCCCGTTCAGTATCCGGATGCGCAGGATGACACCTGACAGCACCACAGACCAGCTGCAGAATAAAACGCTCTGGTCGTCATACACCGAAATCATCGATGTGAAACAGGGATACCCGAACACGGCACTGGTCGGCGTACAGGTGGATTCAGAGCAGTTTGGCAGCCAGCAGGTGGGCCGTAATTACCATCTTCGTGGACGCATTCTGCAGGTACCGTCGAACTATGATCCACAGACGCGGCAGTACAGCGGTATCTGGGACGGGACACTTAAACCGGCATACAGTAACAACATGGCCTGGTGCCTGTGGGACATGCTCACCCATCCGCGTTATGGCATGGGACAACGTCTCGGGGCAGCGGAGGTGGATAAATGGACCCTGTATGTTATCGGTCAGTACTGTGACCAGTCAGTACCGGATGGCTATGGTGGCACGGAGCCGCGTATCACCTGTAATGCTTATCTGGCATCACAGCGTAAGGCGTGGGATGTGCTCAGCGATTTCTGCTCGGCGATGCGCTGTATGCCGGTATGGAACGGACAGACGCTGACGTTCGTGCAGGACAGACCGTCGGATAAGGTGTGGACCTATAACCGCAGCAATGTGGTGATACCGGATGATGGCGCGCCGTTCCGTTACAGCTTCAGCGCCCTGAAAGACCGCCATAATGCCGTGGAGGTGAACTGGATTGACCCGGATAACGGCTGGGAGACGGCGACGGAGCTTGTGGAGGATACGCAGGCCATTGCCCGTTACGGTCGTAACGTCACGAAGATGGATGCTTTTGGCTGTACCAGCCGGGGGCAGGCACACCGCGCCGGGCTGTGGCTGATTAAAACAGAACTGCTGGAAACGCAGACCGTGGACTTCAGCGTGGGCGCAGAAGGGCTTCGCCATGTGCCGGGCGATGTCATTGAAATCTGTGATGATGACTATGCCGGTATCAGCACCGGCGGGCGCGTGCTGGCGGTAAACAGCCAGACCCGGACGCTGACGCTCGACCGTGAAATCACGCTGCCATCTTCCGGCACCACGCTGATAAGCCTGGTTGACGGGCAGGGGAGTCCGGTCAGCGTGGAGGTTCAGTCCGTCACCGACGGCGTGAAGGTGAAAGTGAGCCGTGTTCCTGACGGCGTTGCTGAATACAGCGTATGGGGGCTGAAGCTGCCGACGTTGCGCCAGCGCCTGTTCCGCTGCGTGAGTATCCGTGAGAACGACGACGGCACGTATGCCATCACCGCCGTGCAGCATGTACCGGAAAAAGAGGCCATCGTGGATAACGGGGCGCACTTTGACGGCGACCAGAGCGGCACGGTGAATGGTGTCACGCCGCCAGCGGTGCAGCACCTGACCGCCGAAGTCACCGCAGACAGCGGGGAGTATCAGGTGCTGGCGCGCTGGGACACGCCGAAGGTGGTGAAGGGCGTGAGCTTCCTGCTTCGCCTGACCGTGGCAGCGGATGACGGCAGTGAGCGGCTGGTCAGCACGGCCAGGACGACGGAAACCACATACCGCTTCAGGCAACTGGCGCTGGGGCATTACACGCTGACGGTCCGGGCGGTAAATGCGTGGGGGCAACAGGGCGATGCGGCGTCGGTCTCTTTCCGGATTGCCGCACCGGCTGCACCGTCACAGATTGAGCTGACGCCGGGCTATTTTCAGATAACGGCGGTCCCGAAACTGGCTGTATATGACCCGACAGTGCAGTTTGAGTTCTGGTTCTCGGAAAAGCAGATTACCGATATCAGGCAGGTTGAAACCAGCGCGCGTTATCTTGGTACGGCGCTGTACTGGATAGCCGCCAGTATCAATATCAGGCCGGGCCATGATTATTATTTTTACGTTCGCAGTGTGAACACCGTTGGCAAATCGGCATTCGTGGAGGCTGTCGGTCGGGCGAGCGATGATGCGGAAGGTTACCTGGATTTTTTCAAAGGCAAGATAACCGAATCTCATCTCGGCAAGGAGTTGCTGGAAAAAGTCGACCTGACGGAGGATAACGCCAGCAGACTGGATGAGTTTTCGAAAGAGTGGAAAGACGCCAGTGATAAATGGAATGCCATGTGGGGCGTCAAAATTGAGCAGACCAGAGACGGCAGACATTATGTCGCGGGACTTGGCCTCAGCATGGAGGATACAGAGGAAGGCAAACTGAGCCAGTTTCTGGTTGCCGCCAATCGTATCGCGTTTATTGACCCGGCAAACGGGAATGAAACGCCGATGTTTGTGGCGCAGGGCAATCAGATATTCATGAATGACGTGTTCCTGAAACGCCTGACGGCCCCCACCATTACCAGCGGCGGTAATCCTCCGGCATTTTCCCTGACACCTGATGGCCGGCTGACGGCGAAAAATGCCGATATCAGTGGTAACGTGAATGCGAACGCCGGGACGCTCAGTAATGTGACGATAGCTGAAAACTGTACGATAAACGGTACGCTGAGGGCGGAAAAAATCGTCGGGGACATTGTAAAGGCGGCGAGTGCGGCTTTTCCGCGCCAGCATGAAAGCAGTGTGGACTGGCCGTCAGGTACCCGTACTGTCACCGTGACCGATGACCATCCTTTTGATCGCCAGATAGTGGTGCTTCCGCTGACGTTTCGCGGAAGTAAGCGTACTGTCAGCGGCAGGACAACGTATTCGATGTGTTATCTGAAAGTACTGATGAACGGTGCGGTGATTTATGATGGCGCGGCGAACGAGGCGGTACAGGTGTTCTCCCGTATTGTTGACATGCCAGCGGGTCGGGGAAACGTGATCCTGACGTTCACGCTTACGTCCACACGGCATTCGGCAGATATTCCGCCGGATACGTTTGCCAGCGATGTGCAGGTTATGGTGATTAAGAAACAGACGCTGGGCATCAGCGTGGTCTGAGTGTGTTACAGAGGTTCGTCCGGGAACGGGCGTTTTATTATAAAACAGTGAGAGGTGAACGATGCGTAATGTGTGTATTGCCGTTGCTGTCTTTGCCGCACTTGCGGTGACAGTCACTCCGGCCCGTGCGGAAGGTGGACATGGTACGTTTACGGTGGGCTATTTTCAGGTGAAACCGGGTACATTGCCGTCGTTGTCGGGCGGGGATACCGGTGTGAGTCATCTGAAAGGGATTAACGTGAAGTACCGTTATGAACTGACGGACAGTGTGGGGGTGATGGCTTCCCTGGGGTTCGCCGCGTCGAAAAAGAGCAGCACAGTGATGACCGGGGAGGATACGTTTCACTATGAGAGCCTGCGTGGACGTTATGTGAGCGTGATGGCCGGACCGGTTTTACAAATCAGTAAGCAGGTCAGTGCGTACGCCATGGCCGGAGTGGCTCACAGTCGGTGGTCCGGCAGTACAATGGATTACCGTAAGACGGAAATCACTCCCGGGTATATGAAAGAGACGACCACTGCCAGGGACGAAAGTGCAATGCGGCATACCTCAGTGGCGTGGAGTGCAGGTATACAGATTAATCCGGCAGCGTCCGTCGTTGTTGATATTGCTTATGAAGGCTCCGGCAGTGGCGACTGGCGTACTGACGGATTCATCGTTGGGGTCGGTTATAAATTCTGATTAGCCAGGTAACACAGTGTTATGACAGCCCGCCGGAACCGGTGGGCTTTTTTGTGGGGTGAATATGGCAGTAAAGATTTCAGGAGTCCTGAAAGACGGCACAGGAAAACCGGTACAGAACTGCACCATTCAGCTGAAAGCCAGACGTAACAGCACCACGGTGGTGGTGAACACGGTGGGCTCAGAGAATCCGGATGAAGCCGGGCGTTACAGCATGGATGTGGAGTACGGTCAGTACAGTGTCATCCTGCAGGTTGACGGTTTTCCACCATCGCACGCCGGGACCATCACCGTGTATGAAGATTCACAACCGGGGACGCTGAATGATTTTCTCTGTGCCATGACGGAGGATGATGCCCGGCCGGAGGTGCTGCGTCGTCTTGAACTGATGGTGGAAGAGGTGGCGCGTAACGCGTCCGTGGTGGCACAGAGTACGGCAGACGCGAAGAAATCAGCCGGCGATGCCAGTGCATCAGCTGCTCAGGTCGCGGCCCTTGTGACTGATGCAACTGACTCAGCACGCGCCGCCAGCACGTCCGCCGGACAGGCTGCATCGTCAGCTCAGGAAGCGTCCTCCGGCGCAGAAGCGGCATCAGCAAAGGCCACTGAAGCGGAAAAAAGTGCCGCAGCCGCAGAGTCCTCAAAAAACGCGGCGGCCACCAGTGCCGGTGCGGCGAAAACGTCAGAAACGAATGCTGCAGCGTCACAACAATCAGCCGCCACGTCTGCCTCCACCGCGACCACGAAAGCGTCAGAGGCCGCCACTTCAGCACGAGATGCGGTGGCCTCAAAAGAGGCAGCAAAATCATCAGAAACGAACGCATCATCAAGTGCCGGTCGTGCAGCTTCCTCGGCAACGGCGGCAGAAAATTCTGCCAGGGCGGCAAAAACGTCCGAGACGAATGCCAGGTCATCTGAAACAGCAGCGGAACGGAGCGCTTCTGCCGCGGCAGACGCAAAAACAGCGGCGGCGGGGAGTGCGTCAACGGCATCCACGAAGGCGACAGAGGCTGCGGGAAGTGCGGTATCAGCATCGCAGAGCAAAAGTGCGGCAGAAGCGGCGGCAATACGTGCAGAAAATTCGGCAAAACGTGCAGAAGATATAGCTTCAGCTGTCGCGCTTGAGGATGCGGACACAACGAGAAAGGGGATAGTGCAGCTCAGCAGTGCAACCAACAGCACGTCTGAAACGCTTGCTGCAACGCCAAAGGCGGTTAAGGTGGTAATGGATGAAACGAACAGAAAAGCCCCACTGGACAGTCCGGCACTGACCGGAACGCCAACAGCACCAACCGCGCTCAGGGGAACAAACAATACCCAGATTGCGAACACCGCTTTTGTACTGGCCGCGATTGCAGATGTTATCGACGCGTCACCTGACGCACTGAATACGCTGAATGAACTGGCCGCAGCGCTCGGGAATGATCCAGATTTTGCTACCACCATGACTAACGCGCTTGCGGGTAAACAACCGAAGAATGCGACACTGACGGCGCTGGCAGGGCTTTCCACGGCGAAAAATAAATTACCGTATTTTACGGAAAATGATGCCGCCAGCCTGACTGAACTGACTCAGGTTGGCAGGGATATTCTGGCAAAAAATTCCGTTGCAGATGTTCTTGAATACCTTGGGGCCGGAGAGAATTCGGCCTTTCCGGCAGGTGCGCCGATCCCGTGGCCATCAGATATCGTTCCGTCTGGCTACGTCCTGATGCAGGGGCAGGCGTTTGACAAATCAGCCTACCCAAAACTTGCTGTCGCGTATCCATCGGGTGTGCTTCCTGATATGCGAGGCTGGACAATCAAGGGGAAACCCGCCAGCGGTCGTGCTGTATTGTCTCAGGAACAGGATGGAATTAAGTCGCACACCCACAGTGCCAGTGCATCCGGTACGGATTTGGGGACGAAAACCACATCGTCGTTTGATTACGGGACGAAAACAACAGGCAGTTTCGATTACGGCACCAAATCGACGAATAACACGGGGGCTCATGCTCACAGTCTGAGCGGTTCAACAGGGGCCGCGGGTGCTCATGCCCACACAAGTGGTTTAAGGATGAACAGTTCTGGCTGGAGTCAGTATGGAACAGCAACCATTACAGGAAGTTTATCCACAGTTAAAGGAACCAACACACAGGGTATTGCTTATTTATCGAAAACGGACAGCCAGGGCAACCACAGTCACTCATTGTCCGGTACAGCCGTGAGTGCCGGTGCACATGCGCATACAGTTGGTATTGGTGCGCACCAGCATCCGGTTGTTATCGGTGCTCATGCCCATTCTTTCAGTATTGGTTCACACGGACATACCATTACTGTTGACGCTGCGGGTAACGCGGAAAACACCGTTAAAAACATCGCATTTAACTATATTGTGAGGCTTGCATAATGGCATTCAGAATGAGTGAACTACCACGGACCATAAAAATTTATAATCTGCTGGCCGGAACCAATGAATTTATTGGTGAAGGTGATGCATACATTCCACCTCATACAGGTCTGCCAGCAAACAGTACCGATATTGCACCGCCAGATATTCCGGCTGGCTTCGTGGCTGTTTTCAACAGTGATGAGGCATCGTGGCATCTCGTTGAAGACCATCGGGGTAAAACCGTCTATGACGTGGCATCAGGGGATGCATTATTTATTTCTGAACCTGGTCCGTTACCGGAAAATGTTACCTGGTTATCGCCGGGAGGGGAATATCAGAAGTGGAACGGCACAGCCTGGGTGAAGGATACGGAAGCAGAAAAACTGTTCCGGATCCGGGAGGCGGAAGAAACAAAAAACAGCCTGATGCAGGTAGCCAGTGAGCATATTTCACCGCTTCAGGATGCTGCAGATCTGGAAATTGCAACGGAGGAAGAAACCTCGTTGCTGGCGGCCTGGAAGAAGTATCGGGTGTTGTTGAACCGGGTTGATACATCTTTAGCGCCGGAAATTGAGTGGCCGCAGCAACCTGTCAGTTAAAGCATTGCCGGCGAAAGCTGGCTTTTTTGGGGAAAAATTTATGTCCACACTCATCTCAGGGATTCTTGCTGATGGCGCTGGCCGTCCTATGTCCGGTCATCATATTCTTCTGAAAGCCCGACAGAATACATCCGCAGTGGTCATGAGAACGGTGGCTACAGTGGTGACAGGTCCGGCAGGAGAATATGCTTTTGAAGCTCAGACCGGAAAATATGAAGTTTATCTTCGGTCGTGTATTGAAAGGGAATACTGTGTCGGTGATATTTCGGTTTACCACGATTCAAAGCCCGGCACGCTGAATGATTTTCTGACAGCCATCGATGAAGGTGACCTGAAGCCGGATGTCGTCAAACGATTTGAGGAAATGGTGGCGCAGGCGCAGCAGAGCGCGGAAACTGCAACAGAAAGCGAACGACAGGCAGGGCAACATGCAGACGCTGCCGCCCGGGCAAAAGAAGATGTAAAAAAACTGGTGGAAGGTGTTCAGCAGAACGCCGACGCGGTTGCGGAGGGTAAACAACAGGCCGAAACTCTGGTCTCACAGGTTGAGGATACCGCCGCAGAGGTCAGGCAGGATGCTGAAGCCGCGAAAAAGGCCGCATCTGATGCAGAGCATGTCAGGGAGGATATTGACACTGCGTTATCTGCGACACTGAAAACGGCGAATCGCCTGTCAGAGCTGGCTGATGAAGGTGAAGAGGCTCAGCAGGAATCCCGTGATAATCTTGGACTGAAAAGCGCAGCCACAATGACGCCACAGAGCGACATTCGTGACCGGACTGAAGGCCGTCTGGCGACACCTGGC